CAGGGACTTTTGCAAGAAATAACTAATTAAAAATCAACAATATAACCGACAAAATTCAACTTTTGTCATCTACTAAATTTAAGCACTTTAATAAATTTGCACTTATCAAAATTGTTATTAAAAATGTGATATGAAGAAAAAAACGTATTTTGTTTTGATGGCATTATTGCTGTTGTTTACTTTTAATGCCTGTTCTTCCGATTCATCGGAAGAAGTTCTGTCTGAAAAAGAAGAGCCGGAAGTTCCCCCCGAAAAATATGAAAACGATGTTGTTAATCCTGATTATGTACCTATAGATTGGAAGAAAACAAAATTGCATGAGGTAGATGAAGAGAATGGAAGATATTCATTTGATGCTTCGTCTGAAACTAAAAATTTAAAACCGGGCTCGATACTTACAATTAATGCTGATACGGTGAGTTATATTGTTATTGTAAATAAGCTAAAACGTGATAATGGTAAAATAAGTATAGAAGCCAGAAAAGGTGACTTATGCGATATATTCGCCAACACAGAATTTACGTTATCAACCGGAGGACAATCTGCAAAGAATTCAAGCAAAAATGTAATTCTTCCTCAAAAAATATCTTTTTTGGACATAGATGGAGAATGGAAGGAATATAATTTTATGAATTCAAGAACCCCTTCGCATTTGACGGGTAATTTGTGGAAATGGGACAATGACAAACTTGAAGGTCGTGTATTATATGATCATCCAAAGTTTAGAATTTATCTGGAAAAATCTGATTTTCATATTGATATTGATTTAAATATGACCTTAAGTTTTAGTGGGCGAACACTTCAAGAAGTGAAAGATGATATAGAAAAACAATACAGAAGTAAAGCCTTGTCTATTGATGCAAATATAGAAGGGCGTTTTGAGACAAACCAACAACTTAGACTTGATGCGTGGCATCAATATACATATGATAATGATGAACGTATAAAAGAATTGAGTAAATATCTACCTAAGATTAAAGTTGTTTTTCCTGTATTTGGAGTACCTGTTGAAGTATCATTAAATGCAGATGTATATCGTGCGGTTTCGTTTAGTGCAAATGGTGAAATCAGTGCCTATATGGGATTCACAGACAAAGCCAGTGGTACACTAGGCTTTCAGTGGAACCAATCTGATGATAGACTTGACCCTGTTAAAGACTTTAAAAATGAACTTAGTGTAACTTATCCGACAATGAAAGGGAAAGGGGATATGAATGGGAAGGTATGGCTATACCCACGTATAAGAGTTATCTTATATGAATTATTAGGGCCGTCCTTTGATATCAGACCCTATATGCGGACGAGTATCCATGGAGGGTTTTATGAAGAATTATTGTCTTCTTCAAAAGATTTTTGTGCATGGGATCTTTCTAATTATGTAGGATTAGATGCTAGGGCTGGATTAAGCTTAATGTTTGTAGGACACGAAGTCAAGAATATTTCAACAGGTGATATGAACGTATTTGATAAATGTATTTATCATTCTCCTTATGATATTCGTTACGTGTCTTCTACGTCAAAATCTGTGCAGAAGAATGTTCCTAATACCGTAAAGTTTGAAGTTTATGATATGGACTCAATTTTCAATAGAAGTATTCCTACTATCCTTAGTCAGATAGTCAAATTTGAAGGAAAAGGGGAGCTCTCTTCAAAATATGGCATAGCTAATCATGGGCAGGTATCTGTGGAATGGATTCCCACTTCTTTTAAAGATACATTATATGCAAGACTTTATAATGTGGATGGTAAAATAATGAAAGAAGCGAAATTTTATGGAGATACACAAATCAATGTTATGACAGAAAATGCTTCTGTTGAAAAGACTAATGTTGTATGTTTTGGCAAATTGGAGGACATGGACGATTTTTCAGAAATGGAATACGGTATTAAAATAAATGAAAACCATATAGCATCTCACAATATCAATAACTTGATATATTCTGTAGAATTATCAGATCTTTCCGAAGGTGCCTACAATTATTGTGCTTATGCAAAGATTGGAACAGAAATATATTATGGAGATATCAAGACATTTGTTATTGAAGCGGATAATAAAGAACCCACTCCGGGACAAGTTGTAGACTTGGGACTTAGTGTTAAATGGGCAGGTTGGAATATTGGAGCCAACAAACCTGAAGATTTCGGTAGTTATTATGCTTGGGGAGAAACAGGAGAGAAATCGGTCTATGAATACAAAACTTATAGTTATTGGAAAGATTTAGATGAAAGTGGAGATTATATTTTACCTGATTGCAAAGGAGGAGATTGTATGAATTACGCGGAGTTTGTCAATATCGGCAATAACATCAGTGGAACGAATTATGATGTGGCACATGTAAGATGGGGAGGCAATTGGCGTATGCCAACTTATGATGAATGTGCAGAACTAAAAAAATGTAAGCAGAAATGGATTGAATATCATGGTGTTGGAGGGCTGCTTATAACCGGTCCTAATGGAAACAGTATATTTCTTCCTGCTGTTAAGTATAAAGGTGAGAATGTATTAGGTGGATGGTCTAAAGCTTGGTATTGGACAGCATCAATACACGACGATGTATCTTCCAATGCTTATTATTTAGGATTCAATAATGACAAATATGGAACAATGATGGGAGGTATCTTTCGTTGGGAGGGTGCAGTAGTTCGTCCTGTTTGTGATTAATAGTCAACAAAGAGACTGATCCAAAATTGAAAAGGATCAGTCTCTTATTGTAAATGCAAATTATTTTTAATCAATCTTTCATCATTCTATGCATAATGCAAATAATTCCAAAAATAATCGTAGCAAATAAAATGTTTGTTTCCATAATTATCTATTTATTTGTTATGGTACAAACATCGGGAAATATTCTTTGCTATTATAACAATTACTTGCTTCTAAAGATAACGGAATAATATTGGTCGGATTTATCCATAAAAAAGCTCCGACTCATCACGAGCCAGAGTATTCAACTTATGAATTTCAAGTTTTATTATGAGGAATCATTATTACGCCAATGTTTTTTTCGCCAACAGCGCAACAATAATCAGTACGGTTACACAAACACAGGCAAAACCGAATTGTTCATGGAAATAAAAAAACTTCCCGACTTATCACAAGCTGGGAAGTCTTAATCATAAATTTAAAGTCTTATTATAAGAAATCGTTTCCACGTTGTCGCCTGACCACCGCCAGTACGATAACAACAAGAACTGCCCCACTAACACATGTCAGAACTATTTGTTCAAGCAATTTGGATTCTCTTTTATCCTTCATCATTTCAGTGTACTCTTTCTCATGGATATCGGAAGAGCGTTTCTTGTCGGCATTGAGTTTTATAGTATCGTTTATAACCGATTTCTTGTCTTTTGCCTGATTGAAATTTCCCTCTATTTGCCCGTCCGCCAATAACGGAGGTTTCCCGGTCAGGCTATCGGGCGGTTTTCGGGTATCATAGATACGGAAATCAATCACATAGTTACCATTAGTGGTAATGAGTTCGCTCAAAGAGATGCTTGATCCGTGTACGATGTTGACCGTTTCACTGGCACTGTCCTTCCTGATTACTTCTGTGTCAGATTTGACAGCCTTATGCGAGCTGCCACATGATCCGAACAACAGGAACAAACACATGAAAGGAGCCAGCAATATATGCCGGCTTACCCAGTTCATAACTCTAACCAACATAGTCTACAACTTAAGAACTTGCATCCTGTTATCCCCGTCAGCCCGATAACTGACGTGCACCCAAGCGAAGTTAGACTCGTCAATCAATTGATCATAGGGCAGGTTCTTGCGGATATATTCAAATAACAGCTTGTTTTGCTGTCTGTCTCCAGTGTCAATATCAGCAGCTTCCCCCTTCATATGCTGCGAGGTCTTGCTTCCCTTGACAGCCGCATTTAGTTCCGGACAGCGATAACCACTATTCACTGTTATAGGCTTTCCCCACCATTCCCGTAACGGGTCAAGCACATTATCCACCAAGGCAGTCAGAGCAGTCACATGCTCCTGTCTGCATTTGTTGTTGATACCCAAGCGGTCAGCAGTCGTTGACTTGCAGAGTTCCGCAATCGTAAAAAACTTCATTTCTTTTCCTCCTTTTTGTTTTTTCATAAAAAGAATATAGCTATATTTGCACAAAAACATAGCGTGTTTTTCATGTAATAGAACTGAGTTTACCGGTCTGGCGAGGCCGGTTTTTCATTATTCCTACTGATTGCCCCCTGTCCCTCATCAAACAGTATCTGAGCCACCATCCTGGCAATGTCATCCTTGTTCTCGATAATCACACTCATTGTCTTCTCTGCCTTGCGCAACTCCGCTTTTTCCCACGATTTTTCGCGTACCGATTTAAACTCACAGAAAATACAGTAACCCGTCCAGATCATAGAAAAAACAGGGAAGGGGATAACAACACAGCATAACAGGTCAATGAAGCACAATTCTATGAACGGGGTGAAATACTTCTTCGCTTTGACGGCTGTTTTCTTATACCCCGTGGATGTTCTTGCCTCCCCCCGTTGCTTGGCTTTCATAACTCCCGTAATAAGGTCCACTAACATCGCCCCCATTGTAGCCGCAATACACAAGGCTATAAGCACAATGTGTATCATCATGTGCTCATTTATAAAATTGTAGATTACATCTCTCATTGAAAGTAAGTTTTGAACACATTAATATGATAGATATTCACCTGTCCATAGTTGGCGTCAAAATAGTTTCAACAAACATAGGGTCAGCCGAAGTTTCGGCACACCCCTGTATAAGCTCTCTAATAGCATCTAAGACATGCTTATGTTCTTTTCCAAACTTTTCAGCCACCAATAGGCTGTTAGTTAAAACTTGGTCATTCCGACCTTTAAAAACTAAATCTGTCATATTACCTAATTTTATGTTACTTCGAATTACCATCAATTACACGTTTTGGATTACCCGATTTTATCAGCTAACCTTTTTTTGTCATACAAAACAAAAAAAAGAGCCTGTCACGGAAACTAATCCGCAACAAGCTCTTGGTCTTATGAAATTGTATAATGTCCTTTCGTCATAATATAAGTGGCGTGCATCTTCACACGCTCCCCACAAAGATAAATATTGTTTCCCTTATTACAAAAAAAATAACCGGCAATTAACGTCGGTTATCATGATAGTATCTTATAGCCTCATTGACATATAATGATACTGATTGCTCCTTATCCAAGATAGCAGCCACGTCCTCCTCTATCATAACAAGTATTCTTTTCACGCCATTAACCTTCGGTCTTCGGGGCACACCATTGCTGTCCAATATCCTGTATATTGTCTGCTCAGACCGTACCCCTGTTTCTCTTATTATAAGCCGCAAAACAAAATGTTCCGCTTTTACAAAACATTTTGTTCCAGAATCACACTTATTAACACAAATCAAAATGTGATTTTAAATCCGATTTAAATGTAGTTTTAATAAACATTTATTATCTTTGCACCACACATGGCGATGTTGTATATTAGGATAAAGGCGGAACCGGGAAACTGGAACCGCCTTTTTTTTACAAATAATATCTAAGGCTATACATATTAATAGAAAATAAATAGGATTCATGAAATCTACCGGTTGTCTATAAAATCAGATGTTATCAAGCCTTTATCGGGAAACTTCTTTATTTTTCTCCCTCTCTCTTGATCACTTGTCAAGTCACGTAAATGGTACTGGAAGGACTTCTTCCACTTGCAACAAATGAAACAAAAGGATTAGCATCCATGAATATGTGTATAGCATACGTTGGCGAAGGGCCTGTTATTTGCATTAAGCCTACGAAATTAAAACAATATTATTATACTCTACTAACGGTGACAGTATACGAAAATGGATATTTTAAAAAAATCGACTTAGCAGTATATTACCCGGTAAAGAAAGGAGGGCATAAATGCTCTATGTCTGGAAACGGCAACATGTTTGTTAAAGAGGATTCTGATTACAATTTATACATACATAACAAAACTTTAAATAACATAAATTATTGCGTATCAATTATAGGAGCTAGCAAATTTATAAATATTCCTTCAATTACGGTAGAAGCACATCCTGCAAGCGTTTTGAATGGTTTAACTTTGACTGATGTAGCAACTATGTAACAAATTATAACATTGTGATCATAAATTTATGCTCTGGAAGAACTGATGCCGATTGCTAATTTAGGAAGTAAAGGGCTCTTGAGAAAAGGCGTTCTTTCTCCTATATTGGTTTGCAATAAAGACTCCGTTCAAGAAGTATGTGTCGTTCGCCTAGCGAGTTCATCTAACGCCTATATCGGTATGATATTGTATGTATATTGGGGTGGTTCTACAGGTCTGTTCTTTATTAATAGTAAGACTGGTAACTCCTATATCATAAGGAAAGTCAACGGTAGTATGATTTCTGAAATAGAGTTCAAACGAAAAAATGATCATCTCTTCGTTCGGAGCAAGACAAACACAGCTTCATTTCGTGTAAGTGCTTTGTTTTTGGATACTACTGGGGTTGACCTGTCTTTATCCATGAATATAGTTGATGAGAATCTGGATGATGCTGAAGATATAGAAATACTATAATTCTTTGGTAACATGAGGAGCGGACGGGTGTGGACCGGCACCCATCCGTTTTATCTCATTAAAATATGACTTATTTTTAATACTATGTTGTTTGTATTTGTTTCCAATCAGTCCAAGTTCCATTATTACATATTCGAATAAAAAATCTGCTCTGAAAATCTACAAAAGTTTGCTTGATGGTGACCTCATTAATAGCAATCGTTTCCAAGAATCCATAATTACTTGATGTATTGGGTTTATTATCCAATGATTGGGTTTTATCGACAAACATATATCCAGTATTATTAGCTTCATTAAAATCAGTAATTTCACCAAATCTCCTTTTGTACCACGTATCATTTATCCCTAACAGTCCTTCCAGAAGTGCAAACAGATAAATTTTATGTCAAAGAAACCGTCTTCCAGGTTCCCCAACCACCATTCCACCATTTTATTCTAAACACTAAAAAACCACCATAGTTATTAGTTCTAAATTGTACTGTTGACTGTCCCAGATTATGACTGAAGACAAGAAGCGTTTGATCATTGTATGAAGTGCCTTTTATTGCATATACTCCAGGCTCATACACTTTATCAATATCGTCTTCAGTTTTTAATTGGATATACCCTTTTCCTTTAAATATAGTACTACTGCTAACTCCTAACAGTCCTTCCAGCTCTCAAATATTGCTAAATTCTTGTCAAGATATAGGAATTTCGATTGCGTCGGATGGTAAATCTAGATTGTTTTCATGGCTTAGTTTGAGCGACCCATTCATGCCAATGCACAATGTACTGATATACACGTATGCTGATGATTTTACATAAACAATGGTTTTGTTCTCTTTTTTTTGATAATAAACATTAGTTAAATAGATTCCTCTTTTTATCGAATTAACGGATAGATCATCGCTATATCCTGTTAATAAAACAACAGACGGAGATGAATTTTCATGGTTCTTAAATACTGAAATAAGCATTGATATTCCTGTTAAACGATTTCTAAATTCGGCAATTTTACAATACTTCTGCTGGTCTTTTTGATATGAAGTGGTCATTCTTTGAATTGATGGCATCAATCCATCTTTTTCACTCGTAGCAACACCAATCAGTTCTTCCAGAAGGATTTTACTAATCTTCTTAAGGCAATAAATTTTGATAAGCAATTAAAAAAGGAACCCTGCTTCCTTCAACTCCTTCAATTTTGGAAGTCATAATAGTAGTATAGTCATTTTCAAAAGTGAAAGTAAATAATGTTCCATCAATATATTCTTTATACCCTCCAATATATTCTATATTTTTAGTTGCTGGAGATATTACAGCTATTGATGGATATAAATTATAATATTGACTACATATCACCAATATGCCATTTGCTTTTATTCTTTTTGATTCACCTTTATGTAACGAAAATGATTCACTAGTAAAACCATTGATAATCTTATTTATCTCTAACAGTCCTTCCAGAGCATAAATTTATGATCACAATGTTATAATTTGTTACATAGTTGCTACATCAGTCAAAGTTAAACCATTC